AGTTGAAAGTAAACTTTTGAATTACCAGATCCCTCACTTTTACCAAATGGTGGAAACTATCAAGTACAATAAGTGTATTTTAGATTCGTCAGATACAGGAACAGGAAAGACATATACAACCTTGGCTTTATGTAAACATCTTAATTTAGAGCGGTGCGTATTTTAAATGCCACTTTTTTATAAAAAAAATAACAAGACACAACGCTTTTTATTCACATAGTATTAAATACTACACAAATACTAAATTCTAAAAGTGAAGGGCTTATTGATAAGTATTTATCGGTAGAACACTTATGTCCCTTCGGCTATTACTCAAGTTACTACCTTCCTTGAATAACAGTTTGATTTACTTGTTAATTATTTGGAAACTATATATATAATTGCTCACCATCTTCAAACAGATTGTCTTATTCATGGAGGACAATCTATTGAGGAGAGACAATATTGTATTGATGATTTCCAAGCCAATAATTGTAATGTAATAGTTTGTATTATGCAAGCTGGAGGTATTGGTATTTCTCTTCATGATATTCATCCAGCTGATGAAGGGGTCGACCAAGGATGTCATTGATATCTCCTACATGGTCTGGACAGGATATCAAACAGGCTCTTGGACGTATTCATAGAGCTGGGTCACAAACACCATCTGTACAGAAGATAATATATTGTGCTAAGACTTATGAGGATCGTTTGTGTGATATTATTGCAACAAAAGTGAAGAATATTAATTCAATAAATGATATGGATATGGTTGGTCATAATTTTGATAAGGTTGAGATGACTGAGATTTTGGATGAGATGGCTATACAAGAGTCTCAACTGAAGGTTTTGAAGAAATCGAAAAAGAAATTTGTGGTTAGAGTATGAAAAAAATGTGATATTATATTAATGAATTCGGTTGTAAATTATTTGGAAGAAAAAGTTTCAAATGTTGATAACATAAGCGAATTTTATACAGATTTAATAGAGAAAACAGCAGATTTTTTTAATGCAAAATGTGGACTTCTCGTTCAAATCAATTATGAAGATTCTGCGTTTAAATCTCAATTTGTTGTTGCAACAACACAAAATATAAAAGACAGAATTAATTCAACAATTGATCAACTGGATTTTAAGTTTAGTAAGGAATTTAAATATATGGAATCTATTGAACGTTCTCTACTTAAAGAAGAATACCAAGAGATAAAAGGATTTATTAATATTCCTATTATATATGATGATCAATTGAGATATGTTATTTTTTTGATGAATTGTGATAGGATTGAGGTGGAAGATTCTGAGAAAATATTTGTGAGTTGCATTCGAATGTTGTTGAAAGCTACTGATGGAAAATATTATAAAAATAAACATGTTGAAAATGAACTCCATGAAAAATACAAGTTTTTAACAAACATGTCACATAAAATCATTACACCTTTGAATAGTATCTCAAGTGTTTTGCGTCTTCTTAATAACAATAATCTCGATGAAACACAGAAAAAATATATTAATATCGCTTATGAATCCTCAAAAAGTTTGATCAGTCTTTTGAACGATATTCTTTTATTAGCTAAGAATGATAATAGGAAAGTTGAACTTTATGATCATCATTTCAACTTGAACACTCTTATAGAAGATGTCCTTAGTATTACAAATGTATTTAAGGAAAAAAAATTGGATGTTGATTTGGTTTATAATGTCGAGGAAAATGTTCCAATAAATTTGATTGGAGATGTTGATAGATTACGGCAAATTCTTTATAATTTGATTGGTAATGCAATAAGATTTACTGAGAATGGATATGTAAAAACTCTTGTAAAATTCTTGGAAAAACAAGATAATCAAATAATTTTGAGATTTATTGTGGAAGATACTGGTTCGGGTATAGATAAATCAAAAATTACTAGATTGTTTAGGCCTTTTATTGGAATTGGAGATAATATTTTGAAGAAAGGTGGTAGATTAAGGTTAGGTTTGTCAATTTGTAAATTTTTGGTGAATTTGTTTGGTGGGGATATAAATGTTGAAAGTGAAGTTGGTAAAGGAACGATTTTTACTTTTGATATTCCTTTGAAAGAGGATGAAACAGTTGTTCATATAACAAATGTTGAAATTAAATTGATAACACTTATTGGTGATTTGCAAATAGGAATTTATGACAAACATCAAACAAATTGTTTGTTTTTGAAAAACAGCTTATCAAAATATTGTAATAATGTTTACTCGTCAAATGATCCAGAAGAGTTTGAAAAACTAATGAACACATATGATTTAGATTTAATAATTATTGGTTCTGATCTCAAGAATAAAGTTTGTTTGGAATTATTGAAAAAAATAAGAAAAGAAACAAAAATAAAAACAATAAATTTGTGTTTAGACACAACAAAATTTAAAAAGAATCAAAAAATGTTCAACAAAGTAATCATAAAACCTGTTAGACAACATACTTTGTATAAAGTTGTTTATGACCTATTTTGTGAAGAACTAACAGATGATGATGAAGAATCATCCGGTTATGAGTTAGAAACAAGTGATGAGGAAGATTATCTAGAATCTATTGATGAAAATTTAAAAATACTGATTGTTGAAGATGATCCAATAAATAGAACAATCTTTAAAAAATTATTAATAAATGAAGGTTTTAATAATATATCTGAAGCTTATAATGGTGCCAATGCTCTCCAAGTTTTGGGTGATTGTTTAAAATATGATATAGTTTTTATGGATATTGATATGCCAATTATGAATGGGTTGGAAGCAACAAAAAGGATAAAAAAAATAAATAGGAATTTACCGGTTATTGCATTAACTGCTTTTATTTCGCCTGATGTGAGGGATAAGTGTGAGGAGATAGGTTTCACAGATTATTTGATAAAACCTTATGATTTAAAAAAAATAATAAAAGTTATTTCAAATATTGATTTTACATTTGGTAAAAATATTAATATTTTTGTAGTTGAAAATGATGACAATGTCAGAAAAAATTTTGTAAATATGCTGAAAAGCAATGGTTATAATAATATTCATTGTGCTATAAATGGTAAAGATGCTCTTGCAAAAATTAATCCAAAATTTGAAATAATATTTATTGACATTTTTATGCCTGAAATGGATGGCATTGAACTTATAAAGGAAATAAGAAAGATTGACAACGAAACTCCAATAATAGCAATAAGCATTGATTCATCAGAGGATATGAAAAATAAATGTATTCAATCTGGTTTTACAAAATATATACCAAAACCTTTTATGGCAAATGATATAATTAAAATTATTGATGAATTCAAAGATATTTATTTAGATCACAACCAAGAATCAAGTTCCGGGAGTGAAGTTATAACTGATGTTTCGATTAATGATTTGATTGACACAGACGATGAAAGAAGTTATTTAAATGACCCTATAATAAATGATTTACAAAAAATTAATAGTGATAAAGAATATTTCAAAAAAATATTTGGTGTTACCCTACAAAAATACTTCAAAACATTTATTAAAAAATTTAGAGACAAAAATACTCAAGAAAATGAATTGTTAAGTTATATTCACAATTTCAAAGGAATGTTACATCAAATTGGATTAAAAAAATTAGGAAATGAAATATTCAATATTGAAGAATATATTAAGACAGGAGATGGTTTATATTATAAACAAATCGAAGATTACATCGGCATGTTGAAAACAATTCTTCAAAAAAGTCTTGAAGAACTAAGTAACAAATTAAAAATAAATCTATGTGAGCAGAATCTTACAAACCTACAAAACTCTTGAAAGAATCCTTTTCCCTCCTTTCAATCTCCTTTCCCAGTTCTCTTCCACTGAAACCATCATTCATCACATCATTTCCATTAATTTTCAACTCATACTTTATGAGATTCACAAGAATATCATAAGTTTCTTCATCAATGTAATCAAACTCAATAAGAAAATCAATCCACTTTTTGGCCAATTGTTTTTCAAGTTTGATTCGTTTCATTTCCTTTTTGAATTTTGTTACAGGAGATTCCTCCAGATCAAATTCCAACATTTCAATCAAAAATCGGAGAGTATCTGTGAAGATAAGACTGTACTTACACTTTGTTTTCAAAAGTTTAGTAAACTTTGATGTACCATTATTCATCAACATGTGTGCAAAATAAAGAACAAGAGGCCCATCATCGATCTCAACAAATTTCTCATTAATCTTCATTTTCGGAAGAACTTCTGACCAAAGCCCCATTTTGTAGATGAGCTCGAGATAATCACGGAAACGAATACTTTCATTAAAAGCTTTCTTCATCTCCGCAACTGTTCGTTCCCTAGAAATTCCAGTCAATTTCGACTTCTTCACAGCATCTTCCGTAGCAGGATCTATCTCAAAATCGTAACGAGTTGCATATCGAATAACACGCAAAATCCGCAACGGATCTTCATCAATCCGTTTATAAGGATCACCTACCATTTTGATAAGACCTTTAGCCATATCGTTCAAACCACCAACGTGATCAACAATCTTATTCTGTTCAATGTCAAAATAAATTGCAGAAATAGTTAGATCACGACGTCGCACATCATCTTCAATAGTCACACCAAGTTCAACAGTTGGTTTACGACCTTTACCATCAACCCTGAAAGAACCAATTTCAATATCATCATCCTCCATCTTGAGAATAACAACACCAAAACTCTTTCCAACAAGATCAACTTTGTAACGATCACCCAAAAAAGCCAGAGTCTCATCAGGTAAAGAATCAGTAGAGAGATCAATATCCTTAGGTTTCAATCCCATCAAGGAATCCCTAACGTATCCACCAACTATGTACAAATTCTTTCCATTCTCTTTGAAAATTGCGGACAATTCTCTGATATACTCTGGAACATGAATATCCAAATTTAATTTTTTTGGCATACTTACAATTTAGACAAAAAAAATGAAATAATTTTTGTTTCATTTTTTTTATATTTTTATGTAAATATGGAGAATATTACACACGATGATATTTCAGTTGAGTTTGATGAGTTTGATCCAAAACAAGTTCAAAAAGTGTATTTGAGTGATTTATCAATAGGAAATCAAATTTGTAAAAATGATGGATATGTTCTATATAATCTTTTTACAAAAGATGAATGTAAAAGGATTATTGATACTACAAATGAATTTGGTTATGAATCTCTTATTGGTTATGACAAAAATTTCAGGGATAATTTAAGAATTCGTTGTAAATCAATAACTATTATTCCCGAAATTAGAAGAAGAATTTCAAATTTTATTGATTCTCAATTAAAAATAGATGATAATATAAAAACCCTCGCAAAAGGTGAATTTCATAATGGTTTATGGGAGTTTGCATATCTAAATCCTTCCTTAAGATTTTGTAAATATAATCCATCAAATAAGTTTACACCCTTGAAGATTTAAAATGAACGTTTTTTTTATCAAAAAAAAATCAAATTAAATCTAAAAGGTTTATCCTTTTCTGGATTATGTAAATTTTGGTTGTGTGAATTCTAATGAATTGCATTGTAATCTGTATACCGAAGAAGTATCACTGCGAACGATTAAATCGTTTTCAACCTTTTTAGAACGACACAAATAGTTCGGTCGTTCCTTTTTATTTATAGCATTATATGCTATTTTGTAAATGTTTCTTGAAGAATTTTCATCTCTATTCCATAA